CTCGACTTCGGAAGGAGAGAGCCGCTAAGGGTCTGGTAGAGCTGCGCTTGTGGCTCACGCCAGAGCAGAAAGAGCGAACATTGAAGTATGTGGAGCGGCTGATGGTATGATACAAAAGCCGAGGCTGAAAAAGCCCTAGACGAAATAACCGAAATGGCGAGGTTTGTGGCATGAAAGGGCGCAATCCGTCCAAAGCTGACAAGATGCTGTGGGATCAGTTGTGCCAGTTGGGTTGTATCGCATGCAGAAAAGATGGCAGGCTAAACACATGGGTAAGCATCCATCACATTGACGGACGCACCAAGCCTGGAGCGCATCAAAAAGTGCTGCCGCTCTGCGCTGGTCATCATCAAAAAGGTACGGGTGCAGCCGGTCTTATCGCCGTGCATCCAGACAAGGCAGATTTTGAGCGTATGTACGGACAGCAGGAACAATTGCTTGGCGAATGTCTGCAATTGCTGAAAGGAGAGAGCCATGCTGCCTGATGACGATGATTTTGTTGGCAGTCACGAGACGGCTGCTTATGCGTTCACCGTGGCGCTGGCTGTGTTAATCATCACAGCAATACTGGCATGGGTAGGCGCATGAAGGTAGTGATCGGTATTGATCCGGGTGTGCATACAGGATTTGCATTATCCGATGGCGGCAAGCTGGTTAGCGTTGGGTGTATGGCTGCGGTGAAGGCTGAGGAGCTGGTACTGCAAACCATGATAGACAACGGCGGAAAGCTGTTTGTGCGCTTCGAGGATGCAAGGATGCGGCAATGGTTCGGGTCTAAAGGGCGAGAGGCATTACAAGGGGCAGGCAGTATTAAGCGCGACTGCTCTCGATGGCAGGAGTTCTTGGAGCATCACAACATTCCACATGCTAGGATAGCACCCAAAGCCAATCGCACAAAACTGACAGCAGACCAGTTCAAGCGCATTACAGGCTGGCAAGGGCGCACGAATGAGCATGGCAGGGATGCTGCGATGCTGGTGTTTGGCAAATGATTATGGGGGTGGCTGTGTGAGCGAGAAAATTATTGAGATGGAATTGGAGAAACTGATTCCATACGCGCGTAATCCAAGAAAAAACGATCACGCTGTGGACAGGATAGCTGGAGCTATAAGGGAGTTTGGATTCAAAGTTCCGGTGATTGCTAAAAGCGATGGAACGATTGTCGATGGTCACCTTCGGTTAAAAGCGGCGCAGAAATTAGGCATGCAAGCCGTCCCTGTTTTGATTGCTGATGATTTGAACGATGCACAGATCAAGGCGTTCAGGCTGTCGGTAAACAAGATGGCTGAGCTTGCAGAGTGGGACGATGAATTATTGCACTTAGAGCTGGACGAACTTAGAGAACTGGATTTTGATTTAGATTTGACGGGGTTTGATGACAAATTGCGGGCTAATATATTAGATGATAAAATCTTTAGTCCATTGGATGAAAAACGCAACACGCTAGTCATATCGGACGACGATGAGTGCCGCATTCAAAACCTGTTCGAAGAATTACAACAGCGCGGTTATTCAGTGAAGGTAATGGAATGAAACTAGAGCCTCTATTCTGGCTGAGCGAATCAGTGTATGGCTTGCTGATTTTCATGACTAGCATGATCAATCCTGACTATGACCCTGAGTGGCCGTTACTTGTTACAGGTGAGCTGCATGACAAAAACACACAGGGTTAATCTGCACAGCAACGCCTCGACTACGTTCAGGTGTGCAAAGGCAGCAAACAGCCTCGACATTGATATCGAGAAAAAGCTCTCGCACACGCTAGAGATCGTTGCCGACCTCGACACGCCATTCAATGTCGGCCTGATCGTCGGCTCAAGTGGCAGCGGCAAAACAACACTGGCAAAGCAGGTATGGGGCAATGACATATTTGCCGAGGTTCTGGATTTATCGTTGCCGGTGATAGATCAGTTTCCCGCGATTATGAATTACGACGATTGCGCCTCAGCCCTGAACGGTGTCGGCCTATCTCAAGTGCCATGTTGGATAAGGCCAGCACACACGCTATCGAACGGCCAGCGATTCAGAGCCGAGATTGCATTGCAAATGGCACAAGACAGAGAGTTTATTGTCATTGACGAGTGGACAAGCGTAGTAGATCGCACTGTAGCCAAGGCTATGAGCTTTTGCGTTCAGAAGCATGCAAGACGCACAGGCAAGCGTATCGTGCTGCTATCGTGCCATCACGACGTTATCGAGTGGGTAGAGCCAGACTGGATTATCGACTGCAACCTGCAGACCTTCGATGATCGGAGGTTACTTAGGCCAGCCAGACAAGAAAAACTGCATTTTGAAATCAGGCTATGCGAAAGATCAGCATGGAAGTTCTTTAGCCGTTATCACTATCTGAGCGAGAACCTGCCAGCGGGTGACATTACAACCTACGGGCTATTCATTGGAGAAACACAGATAGGTTTTCAGTGCTTCGCAAACTATGTGCCGCACGTAGACAAGTCAAAGCCCCGTATCATGCATTCCAACCGCACAGTGATACACCCTGATTACGTTGGCTTTGGTCTGGGCATCGCATTAATCAACGCCACCAGTTTCGATATGATCAGGAAGGGTTATATTGTGATGGCAAAGTTCTCCAGCGTGCCGGTGTATAAAGCGTTGCTAAAACACCCCGACCTGTGGCGGCTTGAAGCAATAGAGCGACATATCAACTTGAAGCCAGGCGAGCTGATGGACAGAAAAACAGGTTTCAGGAACAAGGTAAAAACGTACAGATTCAGATTCATTGGTAAGATCGAACACACGTTGAACACTTGTTCAATTGCGCAGAGGTACACATGACAAAAAAGAAAGCACCTGAGGATAATCGACAAGGTCAGGGAGGTGGAAGACCGCGGAAGTCGCTGTCAGAAGACGATATAATTCAAGTAGAGTCCCTAGCATCTGTACTATCATCGGAGCAGATAGCTGATTATTTTGGGATATGCAGAACCACATTCTACGAGATAATGAAAAACAACACAGAAGTTTCTGAACGGTATAAAAGAGGTCGCGCAAAAGCTATTGGCAGTGTGGCTAAATCACTGCTCACGAAAGCTCAGAGCGGCGATACACCCAGCATGATCTTCTATCTCAAGACCCAAGCTGGCTGGAAGGAAACGCAGGTCGTAGATCACAGCAGCACAGATGGTAGCATGTCGCCGAAGACCGTGGCGCTGGATGCCTCGAAGCTTTCCACTGCCGCGCTAAACGAACTGATGTATGCTCGTGAGCGCACAACTGCAACTGACTGATGCCGACTGGCTGGCAATAGAGCGCGAAGCCTGTAAGCGTTCATTGTCTGCTTTTGTGCGTATGGCGTGGCATGTTATTGAGCCTGCTCAACCCTATGTGCATGGATGGCATATTGATTTTATCTGCGATCATTTAGAAGCCGTCACTCGTGGCGACATAAATCGGCTGTTGATAAATGTTCCACCGGGAACAATGAAGTCGCTGTTGGTATCGGTTTTCTGGCCAGCATGGGAGTGGGGAGCTTGTGGCAAGCCATCTACTCGCTATGTATCTGCATCGCACTCGCAAGATTTCGCAATTCGAGACACGCTGAAAATGCGCAGATTGGTCAGCAGCGAGTGGTATCAGGAACGATGGCCGGTTCCGATGACAAAAGATCAGAACGAAAAAACCAAGTTTGAAAATGAATCCACGGGGTTCCGTCAGGCAATGGCAATGTCGAGTTTGACCGGCACTCGGGGAGATCGTGTCATTATTGATGATCCGCATAGTATTGAAGGCGCGATCAGTAACGCAGACAGAGTTAGAACGCTGCGCGTCATGCGAGAAACGGTTCCGAGCCGTCTTACCAATCCAGACAGGTCTGCAATCGTTGTGGTCATGCAGCGCATACATGACGAGGATGTTTCTGGCATGTTGTTAGCAGAAGATTATGGTTATACCCACGTTATGTTGCCGATGGAGTTTGAGCCTGCGCGATGTTGTGTGACGGCTTTTGGATGTGATCCAAGAACCAAAGATGGTGAGTTGCTATTTCCTGCGCGATTCCCCCTTGAAGTGGTTGAGCGCGACAAGAAGATGATGGGAAGCTATGCAACGGCAGGGCAGTTTCAGCAGCGCCCCAGCCCCAGAGGTGGTGGTATTATTCGTGGAGAGTGGTTTGGTCGCTACTCAATTTTGCCGATCATAAAGTTCAGGCAGATTTTTGCGGACACAGCTCAAAAAACAAAAGAACACAACGATTACAGTGTTTTCCAGTGTTGGGGTATGGGCGACGATGGTAAGCTGTACCTGCTCGACCAGATACGCGGAAAATGGGAGGCGCCAGAGCTGAAGCGCAGGGCAGTAGCGTTCTGGAACAAGCATCACGACGAAAAAAATGCAGGCACATTGCGAGGCATGGGAATCGAGGATAAAGCTAGTGGTACGGGATTGATTCAAGAATTGCGAAGCGAGGCAAGGATTCCTTTATCACCAGCGGGAGGCATACAACGCGGCACAGATAAGTATAGCCGTGTGATGGATGTGGTATCGTATATCGAGAGTGGGTATGTCAAGCTACCTGACGATGCACCGTGGGTCTCGGATTTTATCGCAGAGTGCGAGGCGTTCACTGCTGACAATTCGCACGCGCATGACGATCAGATAGACCCGATGTGCGATGCAATAAAAACACTTTTGCAGAGTAATTCTGCGGCTGAAAAATGGGCGAGAATGATATGAGTAAGAAGCATAGAAAAATAAAGTTAGTTGATGCAAAAACCACAGACGGATTT